ATCACTACACAAACAAAGCCAAAGCCAAAATTCAACCATAGGCAGTTGATATTTATACACGAATACCCCAAGGACTTTAACGCGACGCAAGCAGCCTTGCGTGCTGGATATAGCCCCAAGACGGCAAAAATGCACGGCAATCGCCTGATGACCAATGATGCCATCTGTGCGGAAATCGAACGGGGAACCTGTGCCAGGCTCAAAGCCATGGGAGCGACAACCGAGCGGATCATCCTCGAGCTCGTGCGTATCGCCTTTCACGATAAGCGGTCAATCTACAATAAAGACGGCAGCATAAAGCCGCCATCGGAATGGGACGACGCGACGGCTGCAGCGCTCTCCGGCATGGACGTGGAAGAGCTTTACGAGGGCCGGGGCGAGGATCGGCACTTCATTGGCAACCTGCGCAAGGTCCGGTTCGCTGAGAAGACGAAGGCCCTGGAACTGCTGGGTAAATACCGGAAGCTGTGGACCGACAAGGTGGAATTCCCCGGGAAGGACGGCGAGCCACAACAGATCGGCGGGTTGTTTACGGATCTCGAGCTGGCATCCAGGCTGTACTCGATCATGGAGAAAGCGGCGAAGAAGAGGATCGAAGAAGAGGCGAAAACGATAGATGTTGGGGAAAATCGGGTAATTGGAGATAAAACGAATCAATAGGATGGCCCAGGACGGGCGAAAGGAAGGGACCATGGACTATGTCAAACCGAAAATCGTTGTTTTGTGCGGATCGTCAAGGTTCGTTGGGATCATGGCGGTCTGCGCCTGGCTGATCGAACGGGACGAGGGCGCTGCGACAATGGGCCTGCATCTGCTTCCAACGTGGTACGGAGCCAACGGAGATCACCTGGCCGAGCAGGAGGGTGTCGCCGAGAAGATGGACGAGCTGCACCTACGCAAGATCGATATGGCAGACGAGGTCTTTGTCGTAAACGTGCAGAATTATGTCGGCTCGAGCACGGCAAATGAGGTTGCCTATGCTCAGGACGCCGGCAAGCTGATCCGATGGTTTTTGACGGACCCGATCGGCTTGAAGGTGCAGGTCTTGATCGACGAGGCCATAGCCAAGCTGCCGAGGGTGGGGGAGCAGGTATGAACGAGCCAATCATAATCGGGCCGAAGATGTCCACCGAAGAGCGCATGGAGCACATAAACAAGCTCATCAAGCAGTTTTTCGAGTGGAACAACAAGCTGGCCAGGGACAACGCTGACCTGTACGAGAGGCTCAAGGAGCAGGAAGGCCGAGAGGATGCCCTGATTCAATCCCTTGCCACGGCACACAGGCGCCTCGCGGACTCCGCGGACCTCTGCATGGACCTCGAGCGACAGCTGCAGGCGGCGTTGAAGAGGGCGGATAGCGTGGAGGCTGAACTGAAGACATGACGGACACCGCAGCCAAGCGCATAGCCGACCTGGCCCGGACCCTCGGGTATCTGTCTGCCGACGAAAAGGCGGCCGTGAGTAAGATCGTCGCAGCCGAGACGAAGGTGTGGGAGCCCCTCGCCGGCCCTCAGACCATGGCCTGCGAGTGTCAGGCCGATATCCTGTACTACGGCGGATCAGCCGGCGGCGGCAAGTCTGACATGCTCCTGGGGCTCTCCATCACCGAACACAGCCGGTCAATCATCTTCCGTCGAGAGGCAAAGCAGCTTATCGCCCTGCAGGACCGGCTCCTGAATGAGATTCTGAAGAGCAGGAAGGGATGGAACGGGCAGGACAACATCTTGCGCCTGGCCAGCCGGCAAGTGGAATTCGGCTCCTGCAAGGACCCGGGCGACGAGGTAGCCTACCAGGGACGCCCCCACGACCTGATCGGGTTTGACGAGATCACCCACTTTCTCAAGGCTCAATTCGTCTTTCTCACGGGCTGGAACCGTACCACGATCCAGGGACAGCGCTGCCGAGTGGTCTGCACCGGGAACCCCCCGACCGATGCCGACGGAGCATGGGTTATCGAGTATTGGGGCCCGTGGCTCGACCCGAAGCATCCCAACCCGGCCCGGCCTGGTGAGCTACGCTGGTATGCCATGATCGACGGCGAAGAGGCCGAGGTCGAAAACGGTACTCCCTTCGAGCATGACGGTCAGATGGTCCAGCCTCGCTCCAGGACGTTCATACCGTCCGACGTCGAGGACAACCCCTTCCTGATGACGACGGGCTACAGGGCGGTGCTGGATGCCCTTCCTGAGCCTTTGAGAAGCCAGATGCTCAAGGGCGACTTCACGGCCGGGCGGCGCGACAACCCATGGCAGGTCATTCCTACCGCGTGGATCGATGCAGCCATGGCCAGGTGGACTCCTGAAGGTGGCAAAGGGCTCCAGATGGATTCGGCCGGCGTGGATCCGGCCCGAGGCGGCGCCGATGAATTCCTGATCGCCACGAGATACGGGGGCTGGTACGCGCCTCCGATTGCCTTCCCGGGGCAGGAAACGCCTGATGGAGCCATAGGTGCCGGGCTCGTTGTAAGCAATATCCGCGACGGGGCCCCGGTTCATATCGACGTGATCGGCATAGGCGGCTCCGTCTACGATCACCTGAAAGAGAACAACGTCCACGTCGTCCCGATCAATTCATCCGAGAAGACCCTGCCGTCGGACCTGGACAAGGCGAGCGGTAAGCTGCGCTTTCGGAACCAGCGGGCTCTGCTGACGTGGCGCTTCCGGGAACTGCTGGATCCTCAATTCCATGAGGATATCGCCCTGCCGCCTGATTCGAAGCTGAAAGCCGACCTGTGTTCCTACCACTGGAAGCTGACGTCGGGGGGCATCCAGATCGAGGCCAAGGAAGATATCAAGCACGGCCCGCGGTTTCATCCGGACCTGCGGCCGTTGGGCCGGTCTCCGGACCGGGGCGATGCGTACATCATGTGCGGGATCAACACGGTAAAGATCAAGACGGAAACGAAGAACTGGCGGGAGAAGAAACGGAAGGGAACATGGCGCAGCCGCTAGTCGTTTGGCACAACGGCAAGGAGTACGTCCTCAAGTCCAGCCGGATCGTGAAGGTCCTCGCGGACAAGGTCGTGATCATCGATGTATTAATACCGAAGAAACCAGAAGCAAAGGAGGCCCAGGATGGACAGAACACCGGTGAAAAGCAGTAACGTGAAGTCTCTTGGATACGATGCCGAGAGCAAGACGGTCGAGGTTGAGTTTGCCAGCGGCGGCGTCTACACCTACCACAACGTCGAGCCCAAGACCTACGTCGAGCTGATGGGCGCGGAGTCGATCGGCAAGGCGGTCAACCAGCTCAAGAAAGGCCACGAGGCCAAGAAGGTCGAGGAAAAGGAGGCAGAAGCGGAGGCATGAGCTATACCAACTACATCGGCGGAATACGCAAGGAGTACCATCACATCAAGAAGCATGGCGACGACGAGGGTTACGAGCCTGCCATGGTCATTACGCGGGACCGGATCAAGGGACATTCGTTCATCATCCCCCTGTCGGCCCTGTGGAAGTACGTCGACCCGAAGGACAACAACGATCCCAAGACCCGGTTTCAGGACGAGACCGACTTCCAGGAAGTGCGGGACCGTGCGCTATGGCGCTGCCGGATGGCTGTTACAGACAAGGCCCGATGGATAGCTGCGGGAGAGATCAACGCCGTGATATTCGGTCAAGCCCTCAATGCCGGCACCGGGATTATGCTCTGCACGTCCTACAACCTGGCCAAGTGCATGCAGCTTCTCGACATCATCCCCAGCGCTCCGGCCGCAGCCCAGCTTCTTCTGTGGATTCAGGATGGCCTCGACAAGCTGAGATCCATGCCCGAGGCGCCGCCGGATCACAAGACCGTGGCCGGCGAAGTGATTGTCTTCGAGGGCGGGCATAAGATAGCGACGAAGGACATGGAGGTCACGGACACCGAACTGGCGGAAGAGCGCAGCGGTAACTAACCGCCCAGGATGGCCGAGGGAGACATCGACATGACTGACTTACCAGACAAAGTGAATCTGCGGCCGCGTGAAGTTGCTGACTACCTGAACCTGTCAGTCAGGGCGACACTACGATTGTGCGAAAGCGGGAAGCTGGAGGCGGTCAAGATCAACCAGCGCGTAGTCAGAATCACCCGCATTTCGGTGTTGAAGCTACAAAAACAGACCTATCAGTGAAAAATACCTTGCCAGTTACGCCAGTTGCGACCACTTGGGTTTGCACTCTTTGTAATTCCTTCCCTACACTGTGGCCGTGGACACCATCACGCGCGGTCAGACACTTCAGACAGGCGTTCCTCGAGCCTTAAAGAAGTCCGGCTCGGCCGGATCAGCGCCAGATTCTTCCCCGAAAAACCCCCTCGACACCCAGCCATACCTCGATCGCCTCAAGAAACTGATGCAATGGCGCCGGCAGGCCCGCGTAGCGCAGGCCGACAACCGCACCGAGATGGCGATTGACGAGGACTTTTACGACGGCATCCAGCTCGAGCCCGAGGATTTGAAGATCCTCATGGAGCGCAACCAGCCGCCGCTCGTCTACAACGTCGTGAAGAACACCGTCAACTGGATCCTCGGGACGGAGCGAAAGAGCAGGATCGACTACCGGGTCCTGCCACGAAAGAAGCGGGGCGCCGAGTCCGCCAAGACCAAGAACAAGGTCGTGAAGTATGTCCAGGACGTCAGCGACGGGGAATTTGAGCGATCACAGGCCTTCGAGGAATGCGTCAAGGCAGGTCTTGGCTGGCTGGAGGTCGGGGCCCGGAACAACGGCGACGAGATCCTCTTCATGCGATCCGAACGCTGGCGCAATATGTGGTTCGATCACCTGGGGCTATCCCTCGACTCTTCGGACTGGCGCTTTGTGTTTCGAGAGAAGTGGACCGACCTGGATATCGCTCAAAACCTTTTCCCGGAGCGCGCCGACAATCTGAGAACCATATCCGAGGGTGTGAATTCCCTCTACCCATACCTGCCTGACGATACCGTTATCACCGACAACGCTTCCGAATTCGACATTGAGAGCGACCTGGACAGCTTCTTCGGCGGGCCATTCGACGGCCAGCGCGAGCGCGTAAAGCTCATAGAGGCGTGGTATCGCATGCCGGACAGCGTCCAGCTGCTTCAGATGCGGGACCAAGACACACCCTACGGAGCCCTCGACCGCACGATATTCCGGAAGGACCAGGTAGACCATCAGTACCTCGTCAAGGGCGGGTACTTTGCGGCAACCGACCCGATCCGCATGATGACAGTCCGTTGCGCTATCTTTTCCGGCGCCACTCTCCTGCAGGACATGCTGAGTCCCTACAATCACAACCGCTTCCCCTTTGTGCCGATCTTCTGCTACCGGCGCAAGCGCGACAACATGCCTTACGGCGTCATTCGGGACCTGCGAGATCCGCAGAGCGACCTGAACCGGAGAAAGTCCCGGGCCCTCGTACTTATGACGGCCAACCGGATTCTCTACGAGAAGGGAGCGATCAACGATCCCGGGCACGCCATGGATGAATTCAACCGGGCCGATACGTTCATGGAAGTGGGCGAGGGCGCCCTGCAGAACAAACGGATTCACATCGTCCGGGAGAACCAGCTTGCGGCCCAGCACGTCGAGATGGCCAGGGACGACGAGCGCTTCATCGAATCAATCAGCGGCGTAACCCCTGAAAACAAGGGAATGCTCCGAAAGGACCTGTCCGGCAAGGCGATCGAGAACATACAGAGCCAGGGGCTCACCACGTCCGGCGTGTTCTTCGACAATTACTTCTTTGCTTTCAAGCAGGTAGGCGAAATCCTGCTGTCAAACATCGAGCAGTACAAAGATCAGCGCGAAGAGGTCCGGATCACCGGAGACCAGAACAAGGATGAATTTGTCACCATCAATGAGCAGGGGCGTGATGGCAAGATCAAGAACAACATCACCCAGGCTAAGGCCGACTTCATCGTTTCGAAGCAGGACTACCGGGAGACGCTACGGATGGCCATGTTCCAGATGCTCTCCGAGCTGGTGCAGAACCTCGCTCAGAGCATGCCGGAGGTCGCGCTGGCCCTGCTAGACGAAGTCGTGGACTTCATGGACGACCTGCCGAACAAGGACGAAATCGTCGCCCGGATCCGCAAAATCAACAAGCAGCACGGCTCCGAGGACGAAATGACGCCCGAGGAAAAGGCGAAGTACCAGGAAGACGAGCAGAAGATCGAACAGCAGAAGCAGCAGATGGAGGCCCTTCAGCAGGCCATGGCTCAGGTTGCCCTGGCGCTCAAGCAGGCCGAGGCGGCCGGCAAGCAGAGCCAGGCCATGAAGAATGAGGTCGAGGCTCAGATGAAGAAGCTCGAAGGCTTCCTGAAAGCCCTGGAGGCCGCGGCAACTATCGCACAGAACCCGGCAATCGTTACAGCGGCCGATGTCCTGATGAAAGAAGCGGAAAAGGCACCAGGAGGAAACAGCGATAAAGACCAAGGAGGAACACAGTGATGGACGACCAGGAAAAATACGGAACGGAAGTGACCGAGGAATCAAAGCAACCGGAATACGAAACCGAAGGAGCAGCCGCAGAGGCAATCCAGCAAGAGCCCATAGAAGTAAAGACCGAGTATCCTCACAACGCGGAGCAAGCGCAAGAGGAAGTGAAAACGGCGGACATGCCCCCGCTCGTGTTGGATGAAGAGCAAGTCAAGGTCGAAACCCTGGATGAAGTGGGGAAACCCGAGCCCACCCAGGCCGAGCGGGATCTTGCCGTACTCATCGAGGCCGCGCACATCAAGAGCGACTCGGAGAGATTTAAGGCCGCTAAGGCGATAGCGGGAGCGAATTACATCCGTTAAGCAATAAAGCCAGCAGGAGGTAAGAGCCATGGCAGCAGGGACGATAGCCCAAACGGGACAGCTTGAGCATGAGTGTGTAGCGAGTTGCCTTTATAGCAGCTACGCATACTTTTGTCTCAATAACGGAGACATTTACCGGTACACGCTTTCCGGCGGCGCAATCGCTCGGCTTGGGTCGTTCCCCTTCGAGGACGTGAAGCCCTGCGCCATTGCGACGGACAACACCAACCTCTTTTGGGGCAGCGACAAAGGCGGGGTCCACCAGACCGTTATCGCTACCGGCGTTACCACCCGTATCGCCCGGCTTCCCGGCAAGATTGTGGCCATGAGCTACGCTTCCGCCGTGCTGTATTGCGTGGTCGAGGGCGGGGCGGTCTACACAGTGACGACGGCGTAATTCACAAATTCGCCAATTTGCGAATTCAAGGAGTGCAGCCATGGGTTACGAGAAGAAAAGGAAGCGGAAAGCGGCAACCATTCAAGGCCCTAGCTCCGAATGGGAACGGGAGTGGGAAGCCGAACAGGATGCCAGGGCGCTCGCTCGGGCCGATGCTTGCCGGAGTGATCCTGACAGGCTTTCTCGGGCCCAGGCATGGGCCAAGAAGAAGCTCGACGAGAGCAGGCAGAAAAAAGCTGAGGCAGAGAAGATGATCGAATTAGGAGAAGCAGCGAAATAGGAATAACGACAGGAGGTTAAGGAGACTATGCCAGGCGAACAGGAGAAAACACAGGAAGAGCTGCAGGCCGATCAGGTGAAAGTCCTGGAGGCCGCCGGCTACTCGGCTGATGAAATCGAAGACCTCTCCCAGGCGGAGATCGACGCGATTCTCTCCAAGCCCGAGCCCGGCGATGGCGACGACGACGAGGAGGAAGGCGGAGGGAAAGGTGATCTGAGCCCCGAGGAACTGGCGAAGATCGCAGCAGAGAAGGGCGAGACCGACGAAGAGAAGGCGGCTCGGGAAGCCAAGGAGAAGGCGGAAGCGGACAAAGGCAAGACCCCGGAGCAGCTTGCCGAAGAGAAGAGGGCGGCAGACGATGCCGCAAAAGGTGAAGTCCTAGACGACGACGCCCTTATGGACGTCGAAGTAAGAGTGTCCAACTCCGAACTGCCGGCGCTTGAGAAGATCCTCGAAGAGGCGGCCCCGGCAATCAAGGCGAAGCTGGCGGAGCTCGATACGGCACTCACGACCCTCGATGCCAAGTACGACGAGGGCGACATGAAGCTTCCGGACTACAACCGGGAGCGCGACAAGATAAACCGGCAGATCATGCGGGCAGAGGATGAGGCCCGGGACGCGGCAAAGGACGGCATTGTATGGGCCCGCGAGCAGCAAATCTTTTTTCGTAACAAGCCGGAATACCTCAAGGCGAAGGATGCCAGCGGCAAATTCACCGAGCCCGACGAGGACCAGGAGCGCAAAGACGCAATGTTTTCCACCCTCGGGGCCACGGTGCAGAAGCTCCAGGCCGATGCAAAGTATCAGCATTTATCCGGTATTGCCCTACTCCTGGAGGCCGACAAGAGGGTCCGCAAGGTGTTTGGAGTAAAGCCCAAGGATAAGAAGGCCGCCGCTCCTGCTGCAGACGACAAGGCGTCGAAGCCCCCTGCACCGAAACCCGGGCACAAAACCCTGGCTGACGTTCCGGCTGCAGCGGCCAATTCGACCGGGGATCCTTTTGCCGAGGTTGACAAGCTAACCGGTGAGGCCTTCGAGGCCGCCATAGAACGAATGACGCCGGCGCAGAAGGCGGAATACGAGCGACGAGCTTAGGCAAAGGACGGCCATGGCACTCATAAAGATCATCAACGTGGGCGACAAGCTGACGTTCAACCTGAAAGAGAAAAAGGACTTCGCGGATAAGATCGTGATTTATCTGACGGAAAAGGCGGGACGGAAAGCGGTACTGAGAATTGAAGCCGATCGGTCCATCCCGATCATTCACGATAGGCTGATCATCCTACCAGAAAGGTAGGCAAACGGGCCGACGAGGCCCGATATCACACCGACCCAGGACGGTCTACAGGAGGTCGTATCATGGCACAGACGATCATTGGTCTGAACGACGCCAAGGCCGTCAAGAGATACAGCGGGAATCTCGCGGTCGACGTCGGGAGGAAAGGCTACTGGACCCGCAAATTCATGGGAAAAGGTGAAGTCCCGACCAGGCCCATCTGGCAGCTCACGGATCTCGAGTCCGATGCCGGCGAGCAGATCACCTACGACCTGTCCATGCAGCTCAACATGCAGCCCGTTGAAGGCGATAATGAACTGCACGGCCGGGAAGAGGCGCTCGCGTTCTTCACCGACAACGTCTACATCGACCAGATGAGGGGCGGCGCCGACGCCGGTGGCAGAATGACGCGCAAGCGCACCCTGCACGACCTGCGGAAGATCGCCAAAGCTCGATCGGTCGATTGGTGGGCCCGGGTATTCGACGAGATCATCTTCATGTACCTCTCCGGCGCTCGCGGGACCAACACCGAATTCGTGTTCCCCACGACCTACACGGGGTTTGCAAACAACAGTTTCACCAGCCCGGACACCAGCCACATCGTCTACGGTGGCGTGGCGACGTCAAAGGCTACCCTGGCCGCGACCGACACCATGAGTACCCTGCCGATCGACAGGGCGGTGGCCTACTCGGAGATGATGGGCGGCGGCGGGCCGGCGTACTCCGAGATCCCGCAGTTGCAGAAGTGCGAAGTGGAAGGCGAAGAGCTTTATCTTTGCATCATGGACCCCTACCAGGCGTTCAACCTTCGCAGGAACACGACCACAAACGATTGGGCCGATATTCAGAAAGCCATGGCCACGGCTCTCGGCAAAGACAATGCGTTCGTGAAGGGCGGCCTGGGCATGTGGAACGGCGTCATGCTCCACAAGCATCAGAACTGCATCCGTTACACCGACTACGGCAGCCCCTCTACCGTGTCGGCCACCCGCGCCCTCTTCTGCGGCCTGCAGGCTGGCGCCCTCGCTTTCGGATCCCCGGGTCAGGACCTTCGCTTCGGCTGGCACGAGGAAGGACGCGACAACAACAACCGCGTTGTAATCAGCACCCATACCATTTGGGGCTTCAAGAAGGTCACATTCAATGGCAACGACTTTGGCGTCATGGCCATTGATACCGCGGCAACCAAGCCGTAACCCTTAACCAGCGTGGCCGAGGATGGCCGTACTGAACCTTAAAAAACCGATAGGAGGTAAAGAGTTATGTCCACGAACACTGTCATTCTCGCGCCCGACCTTTATGCTGTGCCGCCGAGGACCGCGATCCCCGGTGCCCGTCGAGTCTATTCTGAAATGACGCCGACGGCTGCGCAGCTCATCACAACCAGCATCTTCGCCATGGCGGTCCTTCCTGCCGGGCATCGTATGAGTAATTTCATCCTGTACTCGGCCGTGCTCGACACCGGTAGCCCCCTGGCGCCGACGTGGAATGTGGGAATCCTGAATTCCTACTACAACACGGCCCTGGACAGCTCTCCGCAGCTTTCCTCGAATTCCCTGATGGCTGCGTCGACGGTTTCCCAGGCTGGCGGCTGGGCGGCTCCTGGTGCCACCGTGAAGCCGGAGATGGACCTCGGCACCTCGCTGTATGATCGAATCGTTGCAATGCAGCTGGCGGCAGCCCCGACCACGGCGGCTTCCGGAAAGATTGCGGTGGCCTTTACCATCGATCAGTAAAAAGGGGACCCGCGTAATACCGAAAGGGGCGGGTGCCCAATAAAGCCCCGTCCCCTTTTTTAACTACAACGAAAAGGAGAAGCACGATGCTTATCGAGTGTTTGATCGAAAGAGAAGGACCGACGACCCTGTTTCATAACAAGGTAAAGTACACCTTCATGCCGGTGCCCGGATCCAGAAAGGGTGAACCGTCAACGTCTGTCTGCGACGTGGCGCAGCAAGAGTTTGTCGATTGGCTCCTGAAGAGCCCGCAGTATAGGCCCTATGACCAGGAGAAGGTGGCGGCAGCGCCGGCAGCATACCAGCGCCCGAACCTCTACGAGGGGTATTCCTTCGAGAAGTACCTGGAAAAGGGATACATCGTCAAGGCCGCGGCCGGCACCAGGGGCCCCGGGAGACCGATCATGTACGCCGACTCCACGGGATCATGGAAAGAGAGGTACGACGGCCTCAATCCCTTCGGCTCCGAGATGGACGCCTACCAATGGCTGAAAGAGGAAGTCGAATTCAACCCGCCTACCGAGGACTTCGAAGAGCAGATGGCAGAGGCAAGCCCTGTAGCGAAGCCTGTAGCTAAGGCGGAGCCTGTAGTTGAAGTAAAGCCCCGTAGTATCCCGCTCGACAAGGATGAGCTGGAGAAGTGGGTCAAACTACAGACGGACCTCTTCACTTCGCAGGACATCGTCAAGGCGTTGAACATCACGGCGCCCGTGGACAAGAAGAACCTGACGGTCTATCTGGTCCGTCTTCAGCAAAAGGGGATCATCGAGCAGACCATCAAAGAGCGCGGGGCACCCTATCGGCTTTTGAAAGCCTAACTACATAGGCGCCGATCCCGATCTTACTACGGAGGCAAGGGCCATGTCCTACACGATGAGCAATCTGATTATGGACGTGCTCCCCCGGATCGGCAGGCAAGAAAAGCCGTCCGGGATCACCGTCTACCAGGCCGCCAATTCGATACTCTCGCTGATATTCAAGCGGCTGCTGGAACGTCGCTCCGAGCTCATAGCTTCGGGAGCCCTGAGCATCAGCATCCCCGCCCTCGGATATTACGGGTCCTTGCCTTCCGACTTCTGGAGCATGTCCGCAAAGCCGCAGGCGGTTGAAGTCCTTACTAATTGGATGGCCGGCACCGTCACGAGCTACAACACCCTGACCGGTGCGCTCGTCGTAAACTCCCTCACTTCTTCAGGCACCGACACCCTGACAGCCTGGAGCATCGCGCTCGGGGCCCTTCCCGGTAGCCCTGCCTCAACCATCGGAACATCTGTCACCAGCCTGACCGTCGGGACCGGGGCGAAGAGCCTCACGACCCAGCTAGGCCTTTCGCTCACCGCTGGGCAATACATCATCATTTCCAGCGCGACGCTTCCCTCGGATTGGGAGAATCGGTATCACACCCTCGAACCCAAGTATATGGCCGAGGACAACGACCACGATGAGCTCTCCTGGTGGGAGTGGTACGGGGTATATGGCGAGAGCTGGGAGCCCCCGGTAATAAGGCCGAGGAATTACAAGATCATCGGAACGACCATGTACGTCCGCCCGAAGGTCACACAGAACGTCATTATCACTGGCACTTACAGCGTGAAGCCGACGGCCATGAGCGCCGAGGCCAGCGTGATCCCATGGAACAGTATGTTCGATGAAATCTTCCGCGAGGGCGTCGTGATGATCGTAATGAGGGGGATCGCCATACCGACCGACGAGTTGAAGGTCTACGTCAATGGCGCCGTCGATGCCGTCGTCGATTCTAGGATTGTCCTCGTGAGGAACACGAGACGAATCAAAAAAGGGAACTGGCTGTAATGGAATCGATATTGATTGTCACAGGATCCGCTTCGATCGTCATGGAGGACATTCGTGAGGCCAGCGCCCTGGTCGCCCCTCGGCATGTCGATTGGATGGCGATAGGCATGGATGCGACGGACAAATACCTTTGGCCGATCAAGTACATGGCGACATATCACCCGTTCGATATTCCCTTTGCCAGGGCGAAGCGTAAGGCCATGGGCGGCAATACCGACTATCAGGTGGTCTCTATCGACCCTGGGAAGCAGGACTTTGTCGTCGAGCCCATTCACATTCTGATGCCCTACAGTCCGCCGCCGGGATCCAGCGCCTTCCTCGGGGCCCAGGCAGGCATTGAACTCGGGTACAAGAAGATCATCCTCTGCGGTTGCCCCTTGCTGCAGCTCGAAAGCCCTCACAATTACGAGAATTTTCAACAGGGCTGGATTGACAAGGGCGCCTACGTCCAGGGCAAGGTGAAGAGCCTTTCCGGATGGACCAAGGAATTCCTCGGAGAGCCCACAAAGGAGTGGCTGGATGCTGAATGAGGCGCAGGAATTCAGGGATTGGTTCAAGCTGGTTTGGATTTCCGGTGATTATCGCCGGGGATCCACGGCGCAGCGGCTTGTCCCGATGATCCTGCAGCACGTTCCTGCGGGATCGACGATCAACGATTACGGCTCCGGCACGGGCCGGGCCGAGGTGGAACTGATGCAGGTCGACGGCTACCGTATCAACATGGTCGATATCGCGGAGAACGCCCTCGAGGACGAAGCCCGGGCCATGCTGGGAGACCGCCTGACGTTCCGGGAAGGCTGCCTGTGGGATCTGCCGGCCGACATGCCGCATGCCGATTGGGGGCTGTGCATCAACGTCCTCATGACATGCCCGCCGCACCGTATCGATCAGATCCTCTCCGAGATCCGCCGGACCTGCACAAACCTTTTCTTTGAGGCCTACGATATCCCTGACGTCCGCCTCGGGAAAGACCATACCCTGACGAAGAAAAACGCCGCAGAGTGGAAGGCGAAGCTCTCCGAATACTGGCCCAGCGTGATTCAGGAGAAGGCCAGCCACGATTATCGGTTTATCTTCATCTGCACTGGAGCGAGAGCATGAGTATCGATAACGATTTCATAAAAGAACACTGGAGATAAGCCATGACACCGGCATTAGACGGCGGGACCCCTGCGGGAACCCCCACAAATACAGGCCTTGGCACGACGGCGACGATTCTGCTACTGGCATCCCAGCAGCTTCAGGACGTGACGGGAAAGCGGTGGGACCAGACCGCGATCCTCATTCCGTACCTGAATCTTGGCATCATCGAGATCATCAACCTCAAGCCGGATGCCTACGTTGTGCCCCGGGACATTGCCCTTTCCGCTGGCGCGCAGCAGAGCCTCACGGCTGGCGACTTCTCGATGATAGATGCCATTTGCAACCTAACGGGAACCTCGCCGCTGGTGCCGGGCCAGGCGATTACCAACATCGACAAGGTGGCCATGGACAACATGCTCCCGAACTGGATGATGTTTACGCCAAACGCAACGGTATCTTTCGTCGTCACTGATCCCCGGGACCCGCTGCGGTTCTATGTGTTCCCGCCGCAGCCGTCTAGCTCGCCGGCAAACAAGATCCGGGTGCTCAATTCAGGGGCCCCGGCAGAGATTACGGAGACAACCGACACGTTCCCGCTGGATGATTCTTACAAACCGGCCTGCGTCGATTATGTGACATACCGGGCCCTGAATGAGGAAACGACCATTCCGAACGCAAAGCAGGCGGCGGCTGGATTCTATAACAACTTCTTGAAATCGCTCGGGTTGATGGCGAATACGGAGAAACAGACACAGGCGAAAGGCGAGTAAATGCTCCTGCCTATTACAAAATTCGGCGGCATCATCCCGCAGATTCTCGACCCGGTCTTGATCCCCGAGAACAAGGCTCAGGTAGCGTTGAACTGCCGATTCGACAGGGGCGGGATAACACCGCTGCAGACCGACGTGTTCACCTACACGCCGACAAACGCCGGCGAGTTGATGCGGATTTACGCTTATTATATTGGGGTCGCTAAGTATTTCCTGGCCTGGACGACCGACGTGGACGCTCAGACGGCGCCGCTGGCAAACGATATTTTCAACCGCCTTTTCTATACCGAGGGCGGAAAGCTCCGGGTGACGGACAGCACCCTTTTCAAGGCGGGCGGAACTGCTTACCCCATGAGCTCCTTAAATCCTTCCCCGCCGGCGCCGATTGCGGCGCTGAGTGTTGCCGGCACGGCAGCGGGCAGCGATCCTACCCTTCTTGAGACCCGCTTCTATACCTACACCTACGTCAACGGTTACGGCTCCGAGGGCCCCCCAGCGCCGGTCTCTGCCGAGATCGACCTCTACGACGGCGACACATGCAACCTTACGAACATCGGAAGTCTCTCTCTCACTTATATGAATTTCATCGGCGGCTTCAGAGAAATCCTGCCGGGTTATAACATACGGAATTCGGCCAACACGGGCAGCGGCTATGTGGCAAGCGTCGTCGTGACATCCGGCAGTTGGGCAACCGGTGATGCGGCAGGCGTCATTTATATGGCCACTCATACCGGGACATTCGGCGTGGGATCTCCGGCTACCCCGGTAAATATTTATATTGTTGTCGGCCGTATTTTAAAGGGCATGGCGCAAGTGACCAGTGAACCAACATCAGCGCCTTCGGGTGTTTCCGCCGACTACAACCTTGGCGCAAAGCGCATCTATCGGACGAACCAGACGGCCAGCGGAACGTCTCAGTTTCAGCTTGTGGCCGAGATAGCCTTCGCCGATACGACGTACACAGACACGGTCCTCGATGCAGCCCTCGGAGAAGTCCTGGCGACAACGGAGTGGGACGGGGCGCCGGACAATATGTACGGGCTCATCTCGCTTCCGAACGGCGTCTTTGCCGGATTCTTCAACAATACGGTCTGCTTCTCCGTGCCATACTTCCCTCACGCCTGGCCGGTTTCCTATCAGAAGTCCGTCGATAAGCCGGTAGTCGGCCTGGGGGCCTTCGGGACGACCTGCGTTGTGCTGACAACGGGGCAGCCTTACCTCATCGTCGGAAACGATCCGGCGAACACCGTCATGGAACGGATGGACCTCGGGCTTTCCTGCATGTCCAAGCGGGGTATCGTGAACATGGGCGGGCTCTTCATCATGTACCCGTGCCCGGAAGGGCTTGCGGCCATCGGCCCGGGCGTCGATGCAATCGCAACCGAGGGGATCATCACCAGGGATGATTGGATCGGCACTTACAACCCGTCGTCGATTCACGCCTACTACTGGCAAGGGAAGTATGTTGCGTTCTATGAATCTCGCGGTTACCAAGGCGGTTTCATCTTCGATCCCAAGACAAAGGACCTTACGCCGCTGGACTTCTACGCTCAAACGGGCTTTCACGATAAGGCAGACGGGACCCTGTATCTCCTGATCGGGCCTGATATCGTCGCCTTCAATGAGACGACGGGGATCTACCGGAATCAGGACTACCGGACCAAGCGTTTCCGCTTTCATCTTACATCCTTCGGGGCGATCAAGGTCCTGGCGCGGTCCTATCCCGTCACCGTCGACGTGGTCTATCCCGATATCCCCGCAACGGATGTCTGTGAAATAACGTCGGCGGATCCTCAGCGAATGAAGAACGTAGGCCTGATCGATAACTGCGAAGTGCGGGTCTATGGCGGATCGGAAGTGACAGCGATCTATCTTGCGCCGACCATGGGAGAGTTGCCGCTATGACGAACCTGCCTGTCATCGGTACGATTCGAAGTCTCCAGGATGCGCAAAGGGCATTGGAAAACCTCCGGAGCTGGTTTGCGGCTGGCGCTCCGTCTGCCGGAGCGGTTGCTTCCTCTCTCGGCCTGGGTCCTGCTGACTATCACCGGTTGATGGACGCAGCGGGCCGGGCTGAGGAATGGGCGAAGCCGTATGCCATGGGAAATCTAGCCGGTTATCTGGATACCATAGGAACCTCTTTGCCGGCGACCGGACTTCCGTTCAAGCCATCGATCATATTTTTCATGTGTTACACGAGCACGTCTGCCTACTTCGGGTTTGATGATGGCGTGAATCATTACCTTCTTGGATCTTATGGAGCGTCGGTATTCGCGTCGGGTGCTTCTCTTTCCATTGGCTTCGTTAACGCTGCCGGATCTGCCTTTGTCATTGGGTTTGTTAGCTCAAGGAATTCAGACGGATTCACCCTGACTCTCTCCTCGAGCGGCTCTATGGGGCACGTTGCGTTTAACATATTCTATTTTGCCATGAGGTAGACGATGCTGGTTTGCTTCGATCAAGACGGGAACTGGATTTCGATGCAGACCCACGCCAAGAAAGGGGATCTGATCAAGGCCGCTGTCGAGGCAGGACTCGACGAGAAGGGCCTTGAGGAAAAGGAAGTCACGCCGGAAGAGTGGCAAAAGCTATGGGATGCAGCGCAGCCCGAACCGGAACCAAGCGACGTTGACATCCTCAAAGACCAGGTAGCGCAGCTCCAGGACGCGCTGACAACAAAGGGCGTACTGACGGTAGACGACATGAAGCCAATCGGCAAAAAAATAACTCCCGTTGAGGTAGCGAAGCCGTGAAGATCACTCCATTGACAGAGAAGAACGTCGACCACGTCATTGACAACCTTTGGAACCGGGGAAGGAAAGAGGCCGAGGCCTTCGGGTTGACCGTCGAGGACCTGCGGGGCTCCTATTATGGCATGATCGGATTTCCCTTTACCGGGGCGTTCTACTACGGAAACGAGTGCTGTGCGCTTTGCGCACTAGAATCAATCGGCTTGAACCGCTGGCGGACGCACTTCGTCGCAACCGAGGGCGGCTTCAATCATATCTGGCTGGGGCTGACAAAGTTTCTTATGAGGATATCGGATGAAATGGTAGGTCCGGATCGTGATGCGGCCTACATAGAGATACTGAGCGCCAACGGGGGGCCGCCTGCAGAAGGCTGGTTCACAACGCTGGGCTTTTCGAAAGTTAGCCAGGATGGCGAAATCACCAAATATGTCAAGGGACGGTGAACGCTATGTGTATGGGTGGCGGCAGCAACGACGTAAAGGAAACCGCGGACCAGGTAGCACAGCAGCAGATCAACGCAAAGCTCTGGAATTTCTACCAGACCAACTATAAGCCGATGGTCGACAAGTACGCTGCCAAGACGAGCGATCCGACCGTAAAGGCCGGCGAAGAGAAGCAGGTTGCTGGGCAGATCCACGGCGAAGTGATGAAGCACGTCGACGTCACGAAGGGCTCTGATAACCCCGTAGCGAACGTCAAGCGCCTCTCCGGCGTATCATCCATCGAAGCTGGTGCGCAGGTAGGGGGTGAGGGTAAGGTACGCTCCAGGCAGCTCGGGGCGACGCAGAACATCATCAATATCGGCCGCGGTAAGGCGGCAGATGCCGAGGCCGGCATGGGTGACGTCGCGCAGCAATCCGTGAAGGCCGAAATCGCCGACGTCACGCTGGGGCAGCAGGAAGCGGCGGCAGAAGAGAACGCCTGGGGCTCGGCCGCTGGGGCCGCTACGGCATTGGCATACAGCTCCTATAACAAGGCCCCGAGGACCCTGGCACCGGCTGATTATTTCCAACAGAATGAATTGCAAACATGGAAAACACCGTAAGGGGTTATGGCTATGGCAACACCTACGCTTATCGACCCGAACCAGGGCAGCGCCCAAGATATCGCCGCACAGCTTCTGCGGGCTCAGTTTGATGAATGGCAGAGCACTTTTCAGCCAATCGAGCTGGCGGCTATGCAGCAGCTCTCCTTCAACAATCCGGCCGTCCTGGACACGGCCGTCAACAAGGCGGGCGGCGCCGCGACAATGGCAGCCGACACCATGCAGGGCGTTGCAAGCCGGCAGAACCGGGCCCTGGGGATCCAGCCGACGCAGCAGCAGGCCGCGACGACAAACCGGATTCTCGATATCAACAAGGCCACGTCGGTCGCCGGTGCCGAGAACACGGCCAGGGCAAACGTGAGAGCGCAAGACGAGCTCATCCTCATGGGGCAGATGCCTAACCCAAATATCGCCAGCACAGTCAAGCAGTAACGGAGGCCATCATGGCAGGCTTAATAGGGACAGGGGAAGATTACCGGACGAGGGCGCTTTCGGGTTTCATCCGGGAGTCAGGACTCGAGGAACAGCGAAACGAGGCCAACACGCAACTCGACGCCCAACGGAAATCGCAGAAGGCCACGATGGAGGCCGAGGGCGCCGTGGTAGGTGGCGTGGCCGGATACATGGCGGGAAGCAGCGCTATGGTAGCCGGAGCGGCCGCAGGCACATGGGGCGGTCCGGTCGGCATTGCCGTGGGAGCGGGCTTGGGATATTTATTCAGCAAACTCTTCTAGGAGGCCGTCATGGCACTCAGATCAGTGTATTCGGACCCTGTAGCGTCGGGAATTCAGGCATTCGGAAGCGTCGTGCAGACCCTTGATCAGCACGAAAACGCCGGACAACGGCGCGAGCTCATGGCGCAGGAGACGGCTGAGAAGCAGCTCCGTATGGAAAAAGAGAAGAAAGACATGGCCTACACCGATCAGGAGCGCCAGCGGGCAACGCAGATCCACGCCGACACGGACTTTGCCGGCGACCTCGCCAGCGCCTATGTGAAGGCTGACGCAACCATGAAGGCGGGGAAACCGATCGACCCTAAAGACTTCACCGACCGGGAGCTGAAGGCGTATATCCGCGCCGGCGGTGAGGCCGTCCTGGGCGGCGACCTCAACAAGATCGACGAGAAATCAGCCGCGATCAACAGCCTCGGGACCTTTTGGAAGCAGCACCCGGAGATCCAGCAGAAGGGCGGGGTCCTCGAGCTGGACAAGGTCCCGGACCTCAAGAAGGACTACAACGCGATTTACGGCGACGTGCTCAATAAGGGCGAGAGCAAATACGGCACGGTCGAGAAGGACGGCGTGAAGAAAGAGCCCGTTCGTATCATCATCGACCCCAAGGACCAGACAAAAACTGTCGTGCTCAAGGTCTCCCAGCCAGTGAAAGAGGGGCAGGTATTCAAGCACATTCAGAACGACGGGGCGGCTCACGTCTACACGGCGCCGTCAGACCCCACGCCGAAGGGGATGGTAACACCCGGCAACATCGACCTGACGACCCGGCCGGTGGTCGGACATGACGACGGCAGCATCAGCACCGTGCGCTCCATGTCCTTCGAAGAGGACGGCAAGGAGATCCTCGTGCCTACAATCTCGGACTCCGGAAAGAGCCTGACGAGGGAAGAGGCGGTCGCCGAGTACAAGAAAACCGGAAATCA